AGGCGTCTGGAATTAGCGTGTCGCAGGAAATGCGCCGCATGTATGGCCACGAAGACTTCGCCGTGCAGTTGGTCGATCCGAAAGCGCAGGACAAGCTGGCGCGTCTATATAGCGTGCAGGCGTTGTTCTCCGAAGGTATGGTATACGCGCCCGATCGTGCGTGGGCGGATATGGTTATTACACAGGTCGGTCAGTTCCCTAAAGGGCGACATGACGACATTGTCGATACCGTCAGCATGGCGCTTCGTCACCTGCGCGACCTCGGCTTGCTTGTCCGCAGCCCCGAGCGTATTGCGGAGTTGAACGCCGCCAACCAGCATCAAGGCAAACCGCCACAGCCGTTGTATCCAGTATAAGTGGATAAGAAATGAAGATAACCAGCCTGAAAACAAATAAAATTGTTGCCATCAATGAAGACGGTGAAGTTATTATTGCTGATGACTTGCACTTTAAGCCTGATTTTATCGGGCCTGAATCGGTCGAAAGCATAAAAGAAAACACGGAAAGATTGTCTAAGTTACTACTAGAGCGTCAATCTAAGATTAATTTCGTAGAAACTGACAAAAGATACAGCCCCAGGTTTTTCTAACAATTCATCAAGGGATACAGGCTATGCTAAAATGCCAAGCAGCACTTGAAGACAATGGCGACGGTTCTTTCACCGTTGAAGTATGGTCGCCCGATTTGGCTGGAATTACTGCGACCTATACAGTAAAAGCAATCGCTGATAATTATGCCGCGCAAGAAGCCATCGAACGCTTTATTGCCGAACACGGCGCACTCATGGGGTAGCATATGTCGCTCGTTCCTGGCCTTTCACCGAACATCCGGTTGTCTGAACCCGAACCGGGTTTGCAGCCTGCACCGATGGACGTAGTGGTGGCAGACGACGACGAGCAGCAGGATACGCCGGAATATGACGACAAGGGTGCGATCCTACGCATCGAACACCCTGATGGTTCGATCACCGTCAGCCTGGACGGCAAGCCCATTGACGAGGCAGAAAGCCGTGGTCCGAAGGGCTGGTTCGACAATCTGGCTGAGGACATCAGCGACCTCGAACTGAGCCGCATCAGTAGCGAACTGCTACGTGGCGTAGAGGACGACCTCGAAACCCGACAGGAATGGATTGAGGACCGCGCACAGGGCATTAAGCTTCTCGGTCTGAAGGTGGAGATCCCCAACCTTGCCGGCGCGTCTGACGGCGCTCCTGTCGAGGGTATGTCCCGTGTCCGTCACCCGCTGCTTCTGGAGGCTGTTTTGCGCTTCCAGGCAAACGCACGTTCGGAAATGCTGCCCACTGATGGACCGGTCAAGATCAGGGACGACAGCAACGGCAGCACCGCAGAACAAGACCAATTGGCCGACGCGCTGGAAAAGGACTTCAACCACTACCTCACCAGCACGGCGACGGAATACTATCCCGACACTGACCGCATGCTTCTGTTGCTTGGCTTCGGCGGCACGGCGTTCAAGAAGGTCTACTTCTGCCCCCTGCGCAACCGACCCGTGAGCGAGACTGTTGACGCCGATGACCTGATCGTCAGCAACAACGCATCCGACCTTCAGAACGCCCGACGCATCACGCACCGCGTGTCGATGAAGCCATCAACGGTCAAGCGCCTGCAAATCATGGGCGTCTACCGCGACGCAGAACTGTCGCAGGCTGCCGCGCCTAAGCTTGATGCCGTCAAGGAAGAGAAGGACGCACAGCAGGGCATCAGTTCCGAAACCAAGAACCCGGATGACCGCGACCGCGAAATTTACGAGATTTATTGCGAACTCGATATCGTCGGCTACGAACACAAATACAAGGGCAAAATCAGTGGCTTGGAAGTCCCGTATCGCGTCACTATTGACGTATCTTCGAAGCAAATCCTGTCTATTGTTCGCAACTACGACAAGAACGACGAAGAACTTCCTGACCCGCGTGCTAACTTCGTCAAGTATACATTCGTTCCTGGCTTCGGCTTCTACGACATTGGATTACTGCATATACTTGGTAATACTACCAACGCTATTACTGCTGCTTGGCGTGAGTTGCTTGATGCTGGGATGTATTCTAATTTCCCTGGCTTTCTGTTCGCGGATACTGGCGCGCGTCAAAACACTAACATTTTCCGCGTTCCGCCGGGTGGTGGCGCTCCGGTCAAAACCGGTGGCATGCCCATTAATCAGGCCATCATGCCTCTCCCGTATAAGGAACCATCGCCGGCATTGATGTCGCTGGTTAATGACATTGCTACCACGGGTATGCGGATCGGCGGCACGTCTGAGCAGCAGGTTGGTGAAGGACGCGCAGACGCACCTGTCGGCACCACCCTGGCGATGATCGAACAGGCCGCGAAGGTGCTGAACAGCGTCCACAAGCGCATGCATGCATCGCAGGCCGAGGAATTTCGGTTGCTTGCACGGTGTTTCAAGGAGAACCCGAACAGCTTCTGGCAACGTAACAAGACGCCTGCATATACGTGGGACGAGAAGGTGTTCCTGAAGGCGCTAGAGGACAACGAACTGTCGCCACAGGCAGACCCGAACACAGCCAGTGCAGCGCAGCGTATGATGAAGCTTGCCGCGCTGAAGCAGCTACAGGCGTCTAACCCGACGATGTATGACCCGATTGCCATTGATCGTGCGTGCATCCAGGCCCTTGGCTTCTCCAACCCCGATCAGTTCATGGCTCCTCCGTCCGCACAGGCTGCGCCACCGCCGGAAATGCAGAAGCAGATGGCGGAAATGCAAGTCAAGAAACAGCAGGCCGACGCACAGACGCTGAAGGCCCAGGCGGACATGCTGAAGGCGCAACACGAAGCAAGCGCACCGCATGATGTGCAGCAACAGCAGGTAGACACGCCTGTCGATCTGATGACGGCAAGGGCGAAGTTGATGGACGCGCAAACGAAGCGTCACGCCCTCGGCATTCAGCAGGCTGACGTCATGCAGGAAGACCGCAACCGCGCTGCCGACCGTGCAAGTCACGAGAAAATCCAGCTATTGGAATTGGCGCGCGACATCGCCTTGCATCCCCAGGCGGCACCGATTGCTGCCCCCATCGCAAAGCAGGCTGAACAGCAATGAACGACGATCCCGCGAAGGCTAAACGTCAGGCGATGATGGTTGCGCGCAGTCTTCCAACGGATACTATTTCGCGCATGCAGCGCGCAAAAAAAATGAATTTTGAAGATGAACGCTTTTATCATGCGACTGGTGCTGATTTTGATAAATTTTTAACTACCCACCCTTGGGCTAAGGCATCCGGTGAAACTGCCGCATTTTTTACTAATAGCCCGGCTGTGGCAGGAAGTTATCTTCCTGGGCAGTATGTCTCCTCTAAGGCTGATAATCCTGTAGACAATCCAGAGGGGCACGGGTTGGTTCCAATGGGCGGTGTTTCTACTGGCGTGTCTCGCCATTATGCGCCGGGGGCTAATGTTATGCCGGTTCGAATCCGTGACATGCATAAGTTTGATGTTTGGGACATGGGTGGTGGACGTCATAATCCTAATTGGATGGCATCAACACTTGCCGCAGCGCGCAAAAGTCGAGTTCCTGGGGTTATTTTTGAAAACATGCGAGACCCTGGGATGATGTCGGCACCAGAAAATCCTGAGGGCAACCCTGGCGCTCCATCCAAAGTTGTTGCGGTGTTCAAGCCTAATTTAATCCGTTCTGAGTTTGCGGACTTTGATCCTGTCTACAAGGCTGACCCGGATATCACCAAGGCGCGAGGCGGCATGATTGACGACAGCGACAAAGCCATCCGACGCGCTACAATGGTCGCCAAGGGGCTTGCTAAGGAGATTGGGCCACTACCTACCGGCGACCACCCAAAGCCGCCACATCCGGCTTCCATGATCCCTGGTGTGCATGTCACTGGCATGGGTGATGGACCGCAAACCTTTGCCGACGGTGGCGACGTCACCAGCAATCCCAATTTTAGCCAATGGTTCGGCAATAGCGTGGCGCACGATAATGGCGTCCCGCGCACATACTATACCGGCACGTCGAAAGATAAGGACTTCACTTCATTTAACGTAGGTCGGCATGGTGCATGGTTTACGACCGATCCGCATGAAGCCAGCCAATACGCCGAGAGCAATGACAGCCAGGGACATGTGTGGGAGAACGGCAGGTTCCAGCCAACAAACACCGCAGGCCGGGTTATTCCGGCGTATTTGAAGGCAGAAAATCCATACACTGGAGAGCGGCCAGAGGCTATAAACCGGGCACAAAACTACAAAAAGGCGCAGTCAGACTGGTTTGATACTTTGCGTGCCGCCGGTCA